CGCTGTGAACAGACTCAGGTTAATCGGGTGGCGATGGATCTCGGAGCATTTTGCATGCTGACGCCGCTATTTTTTAAACGGCTATCCACAACACGTGAGGCGCCTAACGATACGGGCAGTACGGCAACCAGTAGCGTCAGACTGACCGAGGTGAGGCAGGCCGATATCCAGGTGGACATCTATGGTGATCGGGCTGCTGACCGTGCCATTGCTCTGGAGACGGTGTTTCGCTCAGGGCATGCCTATGACCTCATCAAGGCCAGAGACAAGCGTGTTGCACCACTGTATGCCTCTGAGGCGATGCAAGCCCCTTTCATCAACGCCGGGGAGCAGTGGGAGCAGCGCTATACCATGACCCTGTCCTTGCAGGTGCATATTACCGTTGAAGTCCCGCAGGCGTACTTCGACAGAATCAGCGTTACAACAGAACAGGTGGATACATGAATAAAATCCCATTAACGCGTGACTTTGCCATTAAACCAGGCGTCGTCACTGCGGCGGGTACCGCACTGGATATGTTCGGACTGCTACTTACCGACAGTGAGCTGGTCCCGGCAGGTCAGGTGCTGTCATTCTCCGGCAATGATACCGTGCAGGCCTATTTCGGCGGTGAGTCCGATGAGTATAAGGCTTCGTCCGTTTACTTCCCCGGTTACAGTAATTCCACAGTGAGCCCTGCAGCGCTGCTGGTGGCACGTTGCGTTACTGATGTGGCAGGTGCTGCCGGGTGGTGTCGCTCGGGTAGCTTCAAAGGCGCACCGTTGTCAACGTTGCAGCTTATCAATGGCACCGTCACGCTGGATGTGGATGGTACCGCAGTCACCAGTGCTGTCATTGATTTGAGTACGGCGACCAGCTTTAGTGATGCGGCAGCGAAAATTCAAACAGCGATTGGCGCGACAGTCACGGTGGCATGGTTGCCATTACAGAGTTGTTTCGTCATTACCTCTGTTGTGCTCGGCGTTGAAAGTTCGGTAGGGTTATCCACCGGCACCGCATCCGCCGGACTCAAATTGACCACCGATACCGGCGCACTGACGTCTCCTGGTGCGGGAAAGTCAGTTATTCCCGAACTGATGAGCAGCATCACCAATATCAGTCAGGATTGGGTGTTGTTCACGACCACATTCGCGCCGGATGAAGATGCGCATATTGCTTTCGGGCAGTGGGTGTCACAAACGGAAGATCGCTTCGGGTATGTGCTGCACGACAATGCCCAAAGCGCAGTAACGCCGAACAGCGAAGATTGCATTGCCTTCAAGGTGATCACTACCAATAACTGCAGCGGCGTCCTCCCGTTGTATGGCGACTGCCTGCATGCCATGACAGCACTGGCCTATATGGGGTCGCTGGACTTCAACCGCACCAATGGGCGCGTGTCCTACAAGTTCCGTGACTTCACCGGTGTTGCGCCGAACGTGAATGATGCGGTGACTGCGGATGCGCTGGGATCTAACGGTTACAGCTTCTTTGGAGTACACGGCTCCAATCGGGTGGTGAAGAACTACGTGTCCGACGGAAAAATCAGCGGTAAGTTCGCCTGGCTGGACAGCTTCCTGTCGCAGGTGTGGATTAACGCTAATCTGCTGGGGACCTTTACCGAACTGTTCACCCAGAATGAATCCTATCCATTTAATGATACGGGTTACGGCGCAATTCAAGCCGCAGTGATTGACGTGGCAGGGCGGGCGAAAAACTTTGGGGCCATTCGCACAGGGGTAAAACTGGACGCTGCCCAAACCAAGGTAGTGAACAGTTCTGTCGGTCGAGACATCTCATCGAATCTGTTCTCCGATGGCTGGTTCATGTACATCCCACAGCAGGCTGGCAGCTCACGCACTGAGCGTCACCTCGACGGGGCTATTTTCTACTACGTGGATGGGCAGCTCATTCAGAGCATCAAAATGTCCTCTAACGATATTCTCTAAGGGGAAAACATGGCTGATATGCCGATCGACATCACCAGTGCGAACGCGAAGCTGCGTATCGTGGTGCCGCAGTATTACCCTGGCGGTTTTGACGTTGATGATTATGCCGCTGATGACATGTTCGAGGCGGGCGCGCTGCAAAACAAAGAAGACATGATGTCGGCTGATGGCAAGTACCATGCCGGTTTTGTCTTCAACCCGACAGAGTTCACCATCAACCTGATGCCAACGTCCAAAGCGAGCAGCCTGATTGATAGCTGGTACGCCGCAGAACGGGCGGTCATTTCTGCCTTTGGCTGTAACGCTACCCTGACCATCCCGGCGCTCCAGGCGAAGTATAACTTCGTGAATGGCGTGCTCTTCACTTGGACACCGGTCCCACCCGGTAAACGCATCTTGCAGCCGCGCCCTGCGGTGTTCCACTTTGAATCTTGTACCCGGAGCCCAATGTAATGAGAAAGGAAATAAACCACACCATTGAAGATAACAACCGCGACTACGGCAAAACGTTCGTGATCACTGAAATGGCCGCCTGGGATGCGGAAGAAATGGCCGAAGACATTATGCGCTGCATGTCCAAAGGCGGTTACTTCGATATCCAGCCTGAAGTCATCCAGATGGGCGTAGCGGGGCTGGCGACTATCGGGCTGAGTGTTATCGCCTCTGCGGACCGTGAGACCTCTCGCATGCTGGGTGAGCGCCTGTTGCAATCGGTGGACATCGTCATTACCCATGAAGGCAAGCAGTCACGACGTCCGGCGAAAAGTATCGACTTCGAAGAGGTCTCAACCATTCGTCAACTGAAGGACCAGGTTATGCACCTCAACTTCGATTTTTTAACCATCGCCGTCGAGTAAAATACCCGTTCATTGAGTCTCCACCGACACCGGCCAAGCTCGTCTCTCCGGCCAATGTCACCAAAAATATCCACATCCTTATCTCCTCCGGCAAGGCCAGCTATCTGGACCTTCAGGAACGGCTGTCTGTGCGTGACATGTACAACCTGCTGGAGATGGTCATGGTGGAGGCTCATAACGAGGCTGCCTGGCGGCAATACCATGAGAAAAAACGATGAAAGTTGAAGAGCTGGTCTATCTCGTCAAACTCAATAGCGAAGCCTTCCTGAAGGGGAAGGCCAAGGTCGATCTCGAACTGGCCAGCATGGAGAAATCAGCAGACGGTGCCGCTGATGCTGTTGAGGGCGTGGGCGACGCAGCCGCCGATGCCGGTGACAAACTGGAAGGGGCTGGCAAGAAAGCCGGGGATGCGGGTAAGGACTTCAAGGGGGCTGGTGACGACGCCAAAAAGGCCGGTGATGGGTTTGAGGAGTCGGGCGAACAGGCCGAGGGAGCGGGCGAAAAGGTCGAGGGTGCAGGTAAGAAGAGCGAGAAAACCGGTAAGAAAACCGACAAACTCGGCACCAGCTTCAAGAAAACCGGCAAGGACGCGGCCAAGTTCGGCAAAACCACCGCGCAGTCCTTCAGCAAGGTCACTAAATACGCCCTGGGGTTCTTTGGTGTCGCGCTGACGCTGGACGGGGCGCGTCGGTTCTTTGTGGGGACGACCAATGACATCATGGCACTGGGTAACGCAGCGTCGTTCATGGATATGCCGATTAAGCAATTAGACGGTTTCAACAAAGCCGCTGAAGCCGCGGGCAGTTCCGCCAGTGCAATGGGTGGCGTCCTGATGCGCGTTCAGAACGCCGTCAATTGGAAGAATATGCCGATGGGGGCACCGGACGCCTCCACCATGGGGCTGATGCGTCTGGATGCGGTCACTGGTGGTAAGTTTAAAATCATGGCCGCCAAAAATGCCAAGAACATGACGCTGGCCATGGCGCAGGCTATGCGATCGCTGCCAAAACCGCAGGCCGAACAGTTCGCTGGCATGCTGGGTATCGATGCGGGCATGTTCCACGACATCATGAGCGGGGATTTTGAGAAAAATCAGGGGCATTATTCCAAGAAATCCGGACAGACCGATGAGGGTGAGAAGCGGGCCAGGGAGATAAAAAAGACCCTCACCGATATTCAGACCACCGCCGAGGGTGTGGGCAACGCTATCTATGTCGCGTTCGGGCCCGCTATTGATGACGGATTAAAAGAGTTTGACAAGTTACTTCAGGAGTTTGGCGATTATATTGTTGAACACAAAGACGACATTATTGGGTTCTTTAAGGATTCAGCGACAGAGGCGGGGAAATTTGCTGATGCTGTAGGCGGTACATCGAACGCCTTGAAGATATTGCTGGGTACATACATTGCTGCCAAGTCGGTGGGGGTATTTGGGGCCGCGTCCCGTGGTGGTATTGGGTTATTGAACCCAACTGTTGCTGGTGGCATTGCCTATGCCGATTGGTTATCGGATAAGAAAAATAGAGATGATTCCATCGATAGCGCAAAATCCTCTTGGGGTAACACCAAGGGGACCATAGGTGATCTCATGCGTTCTGTTGGGATAAATACGGACTTTGGCCGCGACCCCAATGAAGTAAGAAGCAATGCAGCTGTAACTGCGGATATTCCTGGCTATAGCCAGCCAGTCCAACACGCCCAGGCAGCGCGCCGTAAGCGTCCCTTGGGGGCACTGCTCTCCCCATTACTACAGAACCATAACGCCATGCTGGAAAAACGCTACCAATTACCTCCAGGTACGCTTAGCGCACTGGCGATGACCGAAAGCTCAGGTAATCCCATGGCGATCTCCAAGGCGGGTGCGATGGGCATGTATCAGATCATGCCAAAAACGGGAAAAGCCTACGGTATGTCGGCAGCGGATTTCTTTGATCCCATCGCTGAATCCAATGTGACCGCCAGGATTCTGAGTGAAAACCTGAAGCATTATCACGGCAACCTGCAATTGGCCTTGGCTGCTTATAACGCTGGAGTTGGTCGTCTGGATGGAGCGCTGGCAGGTCATGGTGCGCCGCTGACGGATGAGACGCTGAACTACCCCGGCAAGGTGCTTAGCTACATGGACGAGTACCGAAACTACCACGCCAATACTGGTGCCGCCATGGCTCCCGGTGCTATAGACAATAGTCAAACAGCAGCGACACACATCAATGCTGTGCACGTTACCAGCAATCCGGCAACGGTTGATGAGTTAACGAATAGTATCAATGAACAGAGTCGGCGGAGTCGGCTTACTGGCGCGTTTATTAGTGGGGTTTCATAATGTACAAATTTGATTGGTTCATAACACCAAAAATTATTTCATTTGTATTCTGGTTGTGCATGCTGTCGACTGTAGTGTGGATCATTTTTCCCTTTGGTGACACAGGGGTGTTTTTAGGTTTTTTGGGGCGGTTCATCTATGGGGTGGCATCCATTGTGGCCATCAGAATACTGCTAGAGGTGACGATGGTTGCCTTCAAAAATAACGAGTATCTTCGACGCATAGCTGACGCCTTGGAGAAGGGGGACAAGTAATCATCCTCGTGGCGCATCCGTGCGCCTTTGCTTGTTAATCAGGCCGCCGTGATATGCAGGCGTAACATTACTCCTTTTTAGCCCCGAGCGTTCGCGTTGCGGGGCTTTTTATTGAGGTGTCCATGAGCATTCTCAGCGTCAACACCAACGCCATTTTCAATGTGATCGGCGGTGGTTCCCCATTGTCGATCATCAACAGCTTTCTTCATCCGTCCTATTCCATACGCAAATCAGGTGATTCAGCTACAGCGCTTGAGTTCAGCGGCATGGCATCCATACAGCCGTCAGGTTCGGCAGCCATCATCACTGCGCCAGTGGAGAAGGGGCGTTATCAGGCCATAAACAAAGTGCTGCGCCCGGGTCGTGTTATTGCGGAAATTGTTATCAACGGGCTGACAGGGTACTCCGGAAAGATACCCAATATTTTCGACCTAACGCTGACCAGCCAGTCAGACACGCTCGACACCATTAAGCACATGCTGACATCGGTCGAGCTGTATGACATCGACACGCCGAAAGACACTTACACCGGCTATGACCTGGTGGATTATGCCTACTCGGTCACCAGTCAGCGCGGGGTGACGCTGCTGGTGGTTCACCTGGTATTCCAGCAGGTGATCGAACAGATGGAGGTGACGCTCAGCAGTAAATCAGGCAGTAAACAGCAGACAACTGATAGTCAATCAAACTCTGGCACGGGAACTGGCGCAAGCACCAAGCCTGGCGGGACTAAAGGCACAACAATAGGTGATCTCAGTAAATCATGGGGAAACCTAAAGAAAGATGTCGGTGACTTTGCCAGCAAAATAACGGACCCCATTACTTCCGGGTTTACGTCAGCGATGGGCACTGTCACGAAAAGCCTCACCGAGGTGGGTAACTCGGCCACGAACAAGCTGGACGGGTTGGTGAAAGATATAAGCAAGGCGGTGTTGTAATGCTTGAAATCTCACTCGAAAAGCAAAAATCGCAGGCGATTAATGTCACGCTGGCGGGGCAGTCTTGCGACATCCGGCTTATTCAGTACAGCAGCTTTCTGTATATGGACCTCGCAGTTAACGGGCGGCCCATCATGCAGGGCGTGCCGTGCCTGAATGCCAACCGCATGGTGCGTTACGCCTATCTGGGTTTCCTGGGGGATTTATTCTTTTCCGACCTTGAGGGGAGTGAGCATCCGCGCTCTGATGGTCTGGGCGACAGGTTTAGGCTGTACTACCTGACGGAGGTTGAGAATGTACAGTAAGAAATCGCTCAGTTTTGTGCTTTCTATGGGAGAGGGGAATTTTGACGATAAAGGGACCGACAAAATCACCATAGGAAACGTTAAAGCGGCGGTCAAATTGGGAGCCTATGGCAACACCAGCGGGTTTACGGCTGAGGTGGCAATCAATGGGCTGAGTCTGGAGCTGCTTTCCATGTTGTCGTCGAAAGGCGCATTCGGCGCGATGATGGACAACCCCGGCGCGGTGACTCTCGAAATTTATAACGAAAAGACCAAGCTTTTCCGTGGTGGCATTTATGCAGGCTACGCCAACATGAACGCCCTCCCAGAGCCTTCACTCATGCTCAATGCTGTGGCTGGCTTATCCGTTAAGACAAATGCAGCAAAAGCGTTTTCATTGCCGGGATCTGTTCATGTCGCCGATATGCTGGGTGCGATTGCAAAGTCTGCCGGGCTGGGTTCCCGGATCGTCAGTGTGACGGATGTTGTGAAAGACCCCCACATCACCGGTAGCGCCATGCAGCAGATCGCCGAAATCTGCAACAGTCATCGGCTGTCCTATCAGGTAATCGACGATGTACTGGTGGTATGGCCGTTCAATGGCTTATCTGATGATGTCGTCCCCCTGGTTTCACCTGAGCAAGGGCTGATTGGCTACCCGGTGTTCACGCAGGGCGGCATAACGTTTCAAACGCAATTCTCACCGCTATTGTCTTCGGGTCGTGCCGTTGAGCTACAAACGTCACTCCCTAATGCGCCGGGGCGCTACATTCTCACCACCGTGGAACACATGTTGACCACCTGGACTGAGGGGGGCAGCTGGCACACGCTATGTCAGGGGTACAGGATAATCACATGAACAAATACAGCCAATCGAACAACCAAGGGTCAGATGCTAACGCACTGGCCTTTTCTTTTGAGCGTCTTCTGGCGGGGAAGCATTTTATTAAACAGGCGCTGGTACTGGCGGTGCGCGGTGAAGCACCTGATTTGAGAGCCGATGTTTTGCCACTGGTGACATCGGTCGACGCAGATGGAAAACAGATTGATGGCGTACCCATCTACAACATTCAGGTATGGCGGCTTCAGCGTGGCAACAGCGCCATCATCATGGACCCGGTGCCGGGTGATATTGGCCTTATTGCCGTGTGCGACACCGATACGTCAGTTTCGCGACAGGCGCGCAAAGAGTCGGTCCCTGGCAGCAAGCGGAACCACTCTCTGTCGGATGCTATTTATCTGGGGGGCGTGCTTAACCAGGCACCAACGCAATTTATTGAATTTGCCGATAACGTGCTGCGCATCATCACCCCGAACCCGCTGAAGGTGGAGTGTGCCAACGCAGAGGTTACCGCAACGGAAAGCGCCACCCTGAACACGAAGAAAGCGACGATCAACGCTTCGGAAGGGATGGAGGCCAATACACCGAAACTGAAAGTCTCCGGCGACATTGAGGCGGGCGGCAACATCACTGATAACGCCGGTTCGAATGCGAAAACGCTGGCCGACCTGCGTGACGGTCACAATGACCATGAGCATGATGTTGAGGGCGTTGAGTCGGGTGGGGCAACGGTAACCAGCAAGAAACCCAACGAGCAGGTGTAACTATGGCAAAAACACTCAAGCTGGACCCGGATAAATGGGATTTGGTGCTGGATGGCAGTGGGGATATTGCCGTCGAGAGTGGCGGCGAAGCACTGGCACAAGATGTGGCAAGCGCCTGCCTGACCTTTAACGGCGAGGTGTGGTTTGACAATACGCTTGGTATCCCGTGGAAGTCTGAGGTGTTAGGGCATCGACCGCCACCGGGATTTATTCAGAGCAAGATGGAGGCCGAAGCGATGAAGGTTACTGGCGTGGTGTC